CCAATCAGACTTATAGAAGTCATAACCTCTTCTAAATCCTGTGAATCCTAGGTTAAGTGCCATTTCTTTCTCATTGTCAAAAAGACCATAAGATACACCACCTGCTGCATTAGATGACTGCTGAGAAAGCATATCGTCAATGTCGAAAGAGAAATCTCTATCTACAAATACAACATTCTCTTCAATAGCACCTTGCTTATCAAGTCTAGAAATGATAGAATCCCAATCAGCTAAAGTAGTTGGATTTCCTCCACCCCAAATGTTACCTCTGTTTTCTACTGCGTAGAAGATACCATCTGAACCTTTGTTACCTACCATCTCAGCACCTGCTACTGCTTGAGTAGCTGCACCTGAAGTATTACCTGCAGGAACTGCTTCAATCATTGCAGTCTCTAGATAGTCATCAAATCTCAATCTAGTTTCGTGCTCAGACTTCATATACCATAAGTATCCATTTGCTCCATTTTCAGTTGTTACTTCAACCCATCCAATCTGTGCCATATCAGAACCTGATACTGCATATTTATCTTTAATGATAATTGGAGAGTTTTCAAAGATGAAGTCATCAGCTTCTAGAGAATCTTCCATTCCTACTGTTCCTTTTCTGAATTCAGAACCGTAGATGAACATTGTAAACTCAAGACCTGCTCCTGCTACAGGAAGACCATTGTTGTCATAAAATGCAACGCTTACTGTCTTAGTAGCATAATCAACTTTAGTTACTACTGCTTTAGCTGAACCACCACCTGCATTATCAGAGATATATACAGTTTGTCCTTTTCTAATAGCGATACTGTTACTTGCACCGAAAGCAGGGTTACCTGCATCACCGATAACAAAGTCAGCTTCGTCAGCATTAATTAATGCCGCAGTTGTACACTTTACATATTTAGTATGCAATCTTCCTTGTTCTGCCCATTTAATAAGGTCAGAGTTAGATGGCATTTCTGCACCTACCATTCTTAGGAAGGATGCGATTGTTCTATTACCATATCTTTCAAATTCTTTTTCATAAGTATCAGGTAGATACTGATTCAAGAAATCAAAATTAGTAATGTAGTTAGACTTCAACGGCACTCTTTGTGCACTTGGTTGTAAGTCAAAACCGGGTACGTTTAATACACTCATTTTTTAATTTTTTAGTTTAACAATTTTACTTTTTATTACTCCTAATCTTTAAACCCCTACCGTGGTCGGTGTTTATAGATTTTATTTGCATACCTGATTTTGTACTTCCAACTTCCGGAGCGGTACGAGTAGTCATATTTACATTTTTCAACTTTCTCATTTGCTCATCTGCTGCTGCAGACTTACCCTGCTCATAAAAGAATTTAGCAAACTTTTCAGGATGCATTGCCATTGCTAGTGACCTGTGGTAACCTTCTGCGTTTTTAAGAGAACCATCTTCTTCCTGATACTTTTCTATAAAAGTAGAAGGATTAGAATGAACTTTTAATAACTCATCAGCATCACCGGGTGAAAAGTAAACTTTGTTATCGTCTAGCGTAAACTCAAAACCTTTGAACTCACTGAATACATTGTTTGTTTTTTCTAGATAAACTTCCCTCGCTCTTGAGTTCCGTTCACCGATTGTCTTCGCTTCAGCTATATATTGCTTATATGCCTTGTATTCTTCTGTTTCAGTTTCAGGATTAGACTCCCTGTTCGACTCGAGAGGGACCTTATATAATTCCTGTTGCTTAACAAAATAATCTTTGGCTTTAGCAATAGTTTTTTTCTTTGCTAATTTAATTTTTCTAATTTGCTTTTCATCATCAATATCTTCATCGTATTGATAATCTTCCATAAGGTCTGTGATGTCTTCAGCATCTAAACCTTTTTCGGTTGCAGTTAGATATTCTCTTAGCAATCTATCGGGTTCCATTTCATCATAGTTTTTTTGCATCTTTGCAAAATCCTCAAATCCACGACCCGTTTCTTTTTTGTATTTAAGATACTTAGCTACATCTTCAGGTAGAGGTTTTTCCTCTCTCTGTTGATTTAACTCGTCAAGAGACTTATACTCTTTGCCGTATCTATTACCAATATATTTAAGAACGTCTTCCTCTTTTAACTCAGAGGATTGAGTTTTAATTTCTTCTTGTGGAACTTGCTTCTTCTCAGCTTCAGGTTCCGGTTTCTTTTCTTCTGTCGTTGTGGTTTCTACTTTAGTAGACTCAACAACCTTCTCTTCTTTTACAGGAGATTCTCCTGTTGTATTTTCTTTATGTTTGTCCAACAATTCTTGTTCAACTTGTTGTACAGACTTTTCTTCAGTCGCTCCGACTTCTTTTACTTTTATTTCCATATTTAATTAAATTTAATTTTATACAAAGTTACACAAAAAATAATATACTTTTAGACAGGCTATCTCGGGTTAAACTCAGCTAAATCAAAACCATCCAAACTATCTTCATTAGATTCAAAATTCATTGGAGGTAGATTGTTTTTACGCTGATTAATTAATTTAGACTGCTCACTATTAGCTTGAGATATACGTTGAGACTTTGCCTTTTCCCTTTGGTCTTCCCTAGCTTGTAATCCTTGAGCATCCATCTGTCTTAATTGCATATTAATTGCAAACTCTTCCTGCATTAATTGAGACTTCAACATTGCTTCTTGTTTCATTTTTTCTATTTCAAAAGCAATATCTCCTTGTCTAAATTGTAATTTAGCTTGAGTTTCCATTTGCAACTTTTGCTGATTAGCTTGTATAGTCATTTCTTGTTGCTTAATCATTTGTTGAGATTTCATAGCTTGTTGTTGCATAGCCATTTTTTCTTCTCTTTCTTGCTTAGAAATTCGCTTCATTTTTAAAAGCTGATTAGCAAGTTTCATATTTTTTATCTCACGAATGTCAATTGCATCTTCAAGATTAATATCCCCTTTAGATAAAGCCATTTGAATATTTTGCTCTAGTTGTGCTTTTTGTTCCTCATCAGGAGATAGTTCAATAAATATTCCAAAATCATAAATATACAAGTCTGCTATATCACCAAGTATAGATACATTGTATTTACCAATTTGATTTATAAACTCTTCCTTAAAATCTGAGTACTGTAAAATATCTGCAACTCTATAGGTTATAGCTTCAGATAGACTTTTATATATAAATAATCCTGCTTGTAGTATGTGTCTTGTGGCTACATTAGAATTTAATGCCGCCATTTTTTGTAATCCAACTAAAGAGTTAGAGTCAGGCATACTAGCATCTCTTGCTTCATTAAGACCTGTAACAGTTCTTATTTGGTTTAAATAATGATTATAATTAGTAATAAGCATCTGAGTTTTAGATGCTCCTGAATTTGAAGTTAATTCTTTAATTGGAACTTTACCTTGATTATAATCACCATCTTGAGTATAACTTCTACCGATTACACTACCTGTTTGAAAATATAGTCTTAAAGCATCTTCAGGATTGTATGCATTTCCATTACCTAAGTCAACCTCACCTAAACCATCGGCATCAATAAATACACCATCAGGTACTACTCTTGAAATAACTTGTTGTAGTTTTAAATGTGTTACTTGAATTAAATCTGCAAAAGGAACCATACGTCTAACTAAAGACTCAATAACTCCTTTATACATTCTTGGAGCATTAGCTACATAATTAGGTATAGCGTGTTGAGTAGCAGATTGTGGTCTAACCATATTCTCCATTAGTTTCCATTGTAAAAGAATATTGGTTCCCATAACCATAACACCCTCATACCAAACATCTATGGTTTTTGATTCTTTGGTGAAGTTTCCTTCATCCATCATTTCAGCAGGTGGATTGAAATTATCATCTTTTTCAATCATACTTACATTACCATTATCTTTTACTTTTCTTTTATAAACAACTTTTTTTGTTGTTTTATAATTAAAGTACATAACGGTTGCAGTATCTTTATAAAAGATATCGTTTTGATATGCTTGTGCATTATTATAATAATCATACCAACTCTGAGAATATTGAGATATCTCATCTAAATCTTCATTAGTTAAAGTTGGGTCAATCTTTTTTAATTCTATAATAGGAAGAGTTTTAATCTCACCCCAATAAAAACAATCTCTAAAGTAAGGGTCTTCAGTATAACTATATACTATATTAGCAGGGTCTACATAACTAATCTTTACTCCATCACCCGGTAAAAATTCGTGCTTTGCAACTGCAATACCTAAAACAGTCATATCATAATCTAGTCTTTTTCTAGTATCATCATATTTATTAGCTTCAAATAAAGTACTGATTGCTTCTTCTTCAGCTATTTCTATTGCAGGTTTATAATTTAATTGCATATATAACTTCAACTCTTCGTCAGAATTAGGAAGTTCTTCAGGCTCTACTGTAAAAGGATTAGCACCTGTTTTCTTTTGTATAGTTTCAAGCATAGGTTTTGCGACCATTTGTCCCTCCACCATTTGTTGGTACTTGCTTCTTTTAGATTGTGATAATGCATCTTGAGCGAAAGCTTTAGGTACAAATTCTCTACTCTGCATTCCGTTGACTACAATGTCAACAAACTTAGGCAATACAGGAACAGGTGTCCAATCTAAATTTAGATAAGACAAATCTCCATCTATTGCTAATTCATTTTTATATTTGGCTACTGACTGTTCTCCTCTTGCGTATAATCTGAGTCTATGGAAATCTCTCCATTGATTATAATACCTACAACTATTTCCATCTCTTTTAAACCATTCATATTGAATAGCCTGTCCGATTTGTAAACCAAATTCGTCAGTAGCTTTTTCTGAATCTGAAACAAATTGACTAGGAAATCCTGTAGATGATATGTTAATGTCTACTTTCTTCATCTAATAATTTCGCTTATTGTACCTTTATTACTATACCTTGCAAAGTTAACCTTTATTTTTGAAACTTTTTGCCTTGGTATATATAGGTGTTTCTGACAAGCCATAATCGCTAAACCCGAGGAAATACTAGCATCATACTTTGTTCTATTGCTAATGTCAAATTTTGCCCAATCCTCTAAAGTTCTTGTGAAAATGCAATCACCCATTTCATTATTTTGTTTCATTCCTATATTTGCATCTATATAAGATTCAATTGCAGAAGCGTGTGCTTGTTTTACCGCTTCACTTGAGTTAGGAATACCACCCAATTCTCTTTCTGTTTTTGATAATTTGTTATAGTGTTTATCAGGTCTATTTAAACAAAAATTTCTATATCCTCTATTTTTAAAATGATATAACAATCTAGGTTTATTGTTTTCTATTAATATTGGCATACCATAAAACACACAAGCTTTTAATACATCTTCAAAAAATATCTCTGCAGTTTGTGGTCTAGCAATATATTCTAAAAAAAATTCATTACTTGGAGCGTCATCCATATTAAACATAGTTAATCCGTGTAATGCTCCATTAGAACCACCACCACCTACAGTCCCTGATATATCATAACTATCACACCCAAATGCACCTATGTGTTTATTACCCGGTGATTTTTTACCGTTTATGTTTTCTACTCTGTTTTGTAAATTTTTTGAAGGAGTCCAAGAAACATAAAATCTACCTCTTTGATTTGGAGTAAATTCAACCTTAGAATCTTTTATACCATTCTTCCAAACCAAATCTCCTCTAGTCAAATGATGGTCTATAATTAATGAATCATTATAATCTATCTGTTGATATATTTTAGTTAGATTAAATATTGATTGTTTGCTCTCATCTCTAAATGCGTGAGATTCAGTTCTAGGAAATTGTCTATAAAATTCATTTAATGCATCAGGGTCTTTCTTTAAAGATTCAACCTCGTTATTCCAATAGTTAACTGCACCTTGATATATGGTTTCTCCATCAATTCCTTCTACTCCTTGTTTAGGATTTTCAAATACAGGCATTCCATATTTATCTATAAACCCTTCCATATTCCATTCCATTGGGATGAAAAGTGAATACATACCGCTTTTGGTTTGACCATTAGCGTTTCGTTTTAATACATTAGAATTATTGTATAGACTTTTAAAGTTGTCACCCCCTTTGTCTAAAGCATTTGAGGTTGAACCCATCATACATTTTCCAATAATTTTACTACCAAGACGTAGACAGGTTTTGGTTACCCTCCAATTATTTAAAATATTATTAGGCTTTATCCATTTACCACTTTCATCGTGAACCAATAACAAAAGTTTTTCTCCATCATAAGAGTTGTCATCTGTGTTCTTCCAATCTATTGTGGTGTCTAATCCATACAACTCATCATTAGTTGTATCGTACATATTTTTTTTAGTTATCTTTGCAGCCGGAATCCTAAAAGCTAATTCTGTTTTAGGTTTATCCATACCATCCATAATAGGCTTAAAGAAGAATGGCAATCTGCTATTGATTGGAACAACTTTATCTGTAAACATTTTTTTTGCATCTGAACCCGTCTTAGACAGTATGCCAACTCTTGAATCTTTAGCTAGAGTACCTGTGTTTACACACTCAGAAGAAGACATAAAAGAAAAACCTGAACGTCTTATTTTTAAATAAATCATTCCAAAGCTTCTTCTGTCAGCCTTACAAGCTTCCCAATAAATAAACAATAATCTATTAGCTTCTCTAAAATCAGGATAACCGACATCAATAGATGTCCATTGTAAATACATATAATGTGCTCCTGTTATGTAGGTAGAGATACCGTTTGATTTATACCATAAACCTTGTTCTCTTCTATCAAACTCTTCTTCTATATAATCAACCCATCTGTCTTTAAATTCTGAAGACATTTCATTCCATTGAAATATAGATTGAATTTTAGATAAAGCTTTTGGCAGTTCTTGTCTTTCCCAATATTGTTCTTCTTTTTTTGAGTGTCTTTGAAGACACTTTTTAGGCTCTAATGGTAATGCAATACTTAGTCCTTGAATTGAAATTATATCTCCTATTTGTCCGCTTTTAGATATGATAACAATATCATACTTTGAATCATACCCGTATTCCCACGTTTTAGCCTTGTTCTTAGACGTTAAAACATTTTTTGGTACAATACCCTCAAGTACTTGATATAATTTATTTAGACCTTCTTTCTGCAAATCCTTGTTTTGTATCAGTTTTTTTCGCTCCCCTTTCTAAAGATTCAATAGCTTCTTTCTCTGCTTCTATTCTATTTAAAATTTCAAAAGCATCAAAGATTGCTAATTTCTTTGTAGCTGCCGCATTCTTTAATCTATCAGCAGACAAATCATCTTCAGGGTCGTGTTTAATTATCGCTTCCTTCGCCACCTTTATCAGTTGTTCCACTGCTCTGTGACCTGCTTCTATTATTTTTAATTTTATTTCTTTTGATTTCATTTTTAATTCTTTTCTTTTTTCTGATTGGAAAATTACTTCCATCGTGCTCGTTCCATTCGTCTTCCCAAAAAATATAACTCATATGTAATTTAGATATAGTTCTCAAAGTATCATTGTTATTTGATGGTCAAACATTCTATAAAGTTTTTCTCCATCAACATTAAACTCATATTCACTTTCAGGTTTGTAACACACCTTAACTCCTTTTGTAACCCCTTTTGATTTTAAATATTCATTAGGATATTTTATAATTCCAATCAAAGGTTCTTCACTTAATGGTTTATAAATATAAGAATCTTCTACCGGTGCAGGTTTTATAAAACAATATCTATTTATTGCATTCCATTCTATACCATTATGATATGCATAATATTGTTCTTCATCTATAAAAAACAAATCGTCTTTAAAATAACTTTTCCCACTTTGAATCTTTCCTTGCATATCATTATAATATTTAAAAACATTATGATGGACAAGTAGGGTGTCACCTTTTTTTATTGGTCCACTATAATTAAGGGGAAGTTCTATAACTTTTGCTTTTCGATTAGAGAACCTATGGTCCTCTTGAGATGTACTTAATATAAAATCAATATCTCCGTAAGTTTTGGTATTATCGTACCTTTTACCTTTTAAAGGCTTTACGATAAAAGATGTTGGTGATTTCATAATTTAATTTATGAGCCACAACCAATACAATCTATATATGAATCAGTTGGCTTGACTCCATTTAATTTCATTTTAATATTATGGATTTTATCTGCAAGTTCCATTTCTTGCTCAAATGTTAGATTGGGTTGTTTCTTTTGTTCTGTATAAATTTCAAGTTGTTCTTGTAACAACTGATTGGCTAAATCTGACATTCACTAAAAGTTTATATTGTATTCAATAGATATAGGCATAGTACTTGTGAACTCTTTCCACAATAAAATTTCTCCATCACTCTCTATATAAATTAATATAGAATCTCTTTCTATATCATATTTAATTAAATGAATAACATAGCTTCCATTCAATATTACTTGACCTACTAAATAATGCATTGCACCCGATTTATAGTCAGGTCCTACTGAAATCTTTCTAATATCCATTACACTAATTTATGAATAGCAACCCACGAACCCGGAGCAGTAGGCATACTTGCAACATTAGTTGCTACAGTTTGAATTCTACATTGCAGACCTGATACTGTTCCAAGTAGATTTAATCTATCTCCATCATTTGTAACAGTTATTGGGAAACCAACTTCCCAACCACCTGCGATTGCATCACTAATTTGATGAACCCAAGTTTGTAAATATGGATTACCATTTACTACTGCAGTAAACATTGCATATTGAGTTGTGATGTCTTGGTTAGCCATATTAATACCAAAGTTTACAAAATAATTTCCGGGAGTTACAAAGATAATATCTCCTGTACTTGTGATTTGTACGTCAGCAGTAGTTTGTCCCTTACCAAAAAGTATTGTTGTTGCTACAGTTGGTTGCATTGATTGAGTAGCATTTTCTACATCCTCAATAACTTTTGTCATAGCCATAGGTGTACTATTGACTGTAACTGCACCTATACCTGAAGGTGGACTAATACTTACATTTGTTCCCGGAACAATTTGAGTTACTCCACCACCTCCTGATGGAACTTCCCATTGTGTTTGAACCTCTGAACCATTAATACTTTTAACTGCTAATACTTGAGATTGTAGAGTTGGTACTGTTTCAGGTAAAATTATTTCTTGTTTTGCACCCTGAGCAGGAGCCAATAAAGTCATTGTTTCAGGACTACCTTTTCCTGCACCTGTTTCTAGTTCAATTTTACCACCTAAAGTTGAACCGTTTCCTTCAACCCTTAAACATCCTTCTTGACTTGTTGGAGCAGCAGATTTACCTAATGTTAGTTTAGCATAACTTGAATCAAAAGTTAATCCTACATAAGCACCAAATGCACCATTATCATTAAATTGAACTTGTCCATCAAGACCTGCAGGACTTCCTGTTCCACCTGCAAAATTAATTACAGTTGGACTACTAGAGTTATCCATAGTAACACCTGAACCTGTAAACTCAAACAATCCTGATTCTGTAGTATTACCAACCTTAATGCTATTTACTGTATTAACTGATTGAGCACTTATAGTTAAAGTTTTAACACCTTGTGCATCAGTATTTACTGAACCTGATAGACCTGAACCTATAGTTACTTTATCATTCCAATATCCGTTTTGAGTATCTGCCGCATCTATTTTAAATTTATCATCAGCACCACCACCACCTGATGGGGTTGGTATCCAATTTAATTGACCGTTACCATCGTTTTCTAAAATGGTATTTGTACCCCCTTGCTTTTGTGGGAAATGAATATAATAATCATCACTTGCTTCTTGTGTAGTACAACCTGCTAAGTGTACATAGTTACCTGCTCTATGTTCTACTGCTGCATTACCATAATTAATAGCATCACCTAGACCATAAGTATCGAGAGTTACCTGACCGGCTTTCTCCTTTCCACCTAGAGTATGTTCTGAAAAATCAGTACCCAATACATAAGTATTGTATTGATTCCCTTCAAACACACCACCTGTTCCGTGATACTGAACATCTTGAGGTGCACCTCCCGGTGTACCACCACCACCTGTTCCATTGGCTGCTGCAGTAATAATACCTTGAGCATTAACAGTTATGTCAGCATTGGTATAAGTTCCTGTTACACCTTGGTCAATTAAGTTAAAATCAAATGTTCCCGAATTGCTTCCTTGAATAACTAAGTCATTAGACTTAAATGTCAATTGGTCTTGATTTTCATCAATAGTTTGAGTTGTACCTGAATTACCTGTTACATCAAATTTACTTAATCCACCACCACCAATAGCTGAACCATCAATAGTTATGTCGGTACCGGAAGCACTAATAGTAATGCCTCCTGTACCTAGTAAAGTAAGTTCTCCTGTTAATGTGTTTAGTGACTGAACGGAAAGACCTCCACCCGGTACTAACGCAAGAATATCTCCAATCCTATAATTTTTTGTAATCAACTCATTATCGACATCAGTACCTATTACTTTGTCGTTAATAGTTGGTATTGCATCTACAGGGTATGTTGCTATTCTTGCCATTTTTTATTTTACTTTTTCTAAAGTCTCTTTAGGATTTTTAGTAATCTCTCCTGTCTTTGGATTGATTACGGCATCCTCACCGTACTTTGTAGTTAATTCCTTTTCGACTACTTTATAGTCTTCTTTTACTTTGTCGATATTATCAACAATTTGTCTTTGTTGCAAAACCACATCCCCAAGTTGCATTTTCAATTGGTTAAATGCGTTAAGCATTGATTGAACTTGAGTGAGTTCTTTTTCTGTTAATTTTTTACTTTTTGCCATTTGATTTATATTTAATTATTTATTAGTTACAAAGATAGTAAATTTTCATTTAGATTATTACTTCGCACACAATGCAAGATTAAATCTATTCCCGTCTGCTAGGGTAACAGTAGCACAACCACTTTTAGTGTCAACATCTATTCTGTCTATTGTGGTATCTCCTTGACCATCAAAGTCTACAGGGAACTGTGGTCCTGTTGGACCCGTAGGACCTTGTGGTCCTTGTGGTCCCGTTGCACCCGTATTACCGGTTTTCCCCTGTGGACCTTCAGGTCCTGTCGAACCTGTATCCCCTTTTTTTCCTTCAGGTCCCTGTGGACCTGTAGGACCTGTTGGTCCCGTACTTCCTGTATCCCCTTTTACTCCTTGGGGTCCTTGTGAGCCTGTATCACCTTTAGGTCCCTCGTCTCCTTGGTCACCTTTAGGTCCTTGGGGTCCAACACCTCCTGTTGACCCTGTATCACCTTTAGGTCCCTGTGGACCTACTCCTCCTGTATCACCTTTAGGTCCCTGTGGACCTACTCCTCCGGTTGCACCTGTATCTCCCTTAGGTCCTTGCGGTCCTTCAGGACCTACTCCTCCGGTTGCACCCGTGTCTCCCTTAGGTCCTTGCGGTCCAACTCCACCGGTATCTCCGGTTTTCCCTTGTGGTCCTTCCGGTCCTTCCGGTCCTTCCGGTCCTTGTGGACCTTGTGGACCCGTACTTCCGGTGTCTCCCTTAGGTCCTTGCGAACCGGTATCTCCCTTATCTCCTTTAGGACCTTCCGGTCCTGTTGCTCCAATATCTCCTTTAGGTCCCTGTGGTCCGGTGGCTCCTGTGTCTCCTGTTTTACCCTGTGGTCCCTCAGGTCCCTCGGGTCCCTGTGGTCCCGTACTTCCTGTATCTCCTTTGGGTCCTTCCGGTCCAACTGCACCTGTATCTCCTTTCGGACCTTGAGGTCCTGTAGAACCCGTGTCTCCTTTATCGCCTTTTGCACCTGCCGGACCTTGTGGTCCAATAGGTCCCGTAGCACCTGTGTCACCGGTCTTACCCTGAGGACCTTCCGGTCCCTCAGGACCTGTTGCTCCTGTGTCGCCCTTAACTCCTTGAGGACCTTGAGAACCTGTATCACCCTTTGGACCTTGAGAACCTGTGTCCCCCTTTGGTCCTTCAGGACCTTCCGGTCCTTGTGGTCCTTCAGGACCCGTTGGTCCTGTAGCACCTGTATTTCCTGTTTTTCCTTGAGGACCTTCATCACCTTGGTCTCCCTTTGGACCTTGAGGTCCTTGAGGACCTGTTAGTCCAATAGGACCTTGTGCACCTGTATCTCCTTTTACTCCTTGGTCACCTTGTTTTCCTTGAGGTCCTTCAGGACCTGTTGGTCCTGTAGCACCGGTATCTCCCTTATCTCCCTTACCTCCCTGAGGTCCTTGTGGACCTTCGGGACCTTCGGGACCTTCAGGACCGGTTAAACCTATTGGTCCTTGTGGACCTGTAGCACCGGTGTCACCCTTATCACCTTTATCACCTGTTTTTCCTTGTGGACCTTGTGGACCGGTTGCTCCCGTTAAACCAATAGGACCCTGAGGTCCTGTTGCTCCGGTATCACCCTTGTCACCTTTGGGACCCTGAGGTCCTGTATTAGTTGGCATAGTAACGGAGTTACCATCACTAATAGTAAGGGTTTGTCCGCTAACTGTTAAAGATTGTTTTGGAATGAAGGCACCTGTGTCCAAACTCACCCCATCAACTTTTATGTCGGTAGAAACTGAGATTGGTTCCTTAAACTCAATGTATGATGCCATTTATTAGCCTATTTTTTGAATCATATAATTTAATGCTGATACTCCCGGATTCTTAGCTACTGAAATATCTACAATGTTTACAGTGCTTCTAGCAATTTTCACTTCCACATTGTCATACGGAGATGTGTTACTATAAACTTGAACCATAACATTTCTTGTTCCAAAGTTGTGAGTAATTTGCCAACTTGTAGCATTTCCGATTGTACCTGTCTTTTCTCTTGCAGTTTGACAAGAAACAACTTCTGTACAGAAACTATTTACTTGTGATGCATCAATTGCAATAGTAACATCTGATGCTCCTGTAACAAGACCTTTATCGTCTACAGTTATTTGTGATACTGTATCTGATGCTCCGTATGTTGCTGCTTTTACTCCTGAAGCCGGTATGCTTACTGCTCCTGCAGTAACGCTTAGTCCACCTGCAGTTGGGAAGTTAGCAATACCTTGAACAGTTGCAGTTGCAACATCAATGTTTTTGTTAATCTCTGTCCAATCTGCTGCACTTGTAGGATTGTCTACATTAGCAATAATTAAATCACCAATCTCTAAAGCAGGACTCCAAAATCCTGGAGGATTTCCTGTACCACCTTTGGTTACTGCATAAGTAAATCCTTTCTTAGTTGCGGAACCTGTTGGTGCTGCAGTTGTTGCATCATATCCACCTTGATAGATTAATGAACCTGAACCTGCAAATGTAGTGTCTACATAATTTTTTGTAGATGCATCTTGTGCTGACGTTGGGTCAGCCATATCAACAATCTTCTTACTATTCATATCCAAGTTTCCACTCGGATTAGCAAAATCATTTAGCTTAATATCACCAATTACAACTTGACCATTTGCACTACCAAAGCATCCTGCTAAAGTATCTTTAGTAGGGTCTATATCACTTTTCGGTGCATCTAGTTCACATAGGTCTAGATTTATTGTTACTTTACCTGTAGCACTTGCCACCGTATCAATACCTGTGCTTCCTAAAATACTTAATGTGTCGCCATCTCCAATTGATTGAGGAGTACCCGAATCACCTGAAGCTTTAAAAGAATCCATTGTTCCCGGAGCACTTCCGTTTGTAACAGATGTAATGTGACCCGTTGCGTTTGTAACAATTTGTGACGGGTATGTATATGTACCTGCAGTTCCAAAAGAATCGTGGTCTAGGGTTACTGTATCGTTAGCACTTACTGTTCCTGTAAGAGCAGTACCACCACTAATTGTAACTGTTTGACCATCAGTAACTGTTTCTGCATTACCCTTATCTGAAGTTAAATCAAATGAAGACATTGTTCCTGCTCCACCTGAAGCTGCTGCAGTTACTCTACCATACTTATCAACTGTAATGTCTGCTGAAGTATAAGAACCTGCAGTTACACTTGTTGTAGCTAAATCTGCATCTACTGTTAATGCAGTAGAAGCATCCCACACAATAGTTCCTCCTGCAGAAGCGAATGTTACACCATTACCTGAAGCAACTGCAAATGAGTTTTTACCATCACTAATATCAAACCCTGCGAATCCTGCAGGAATAGTTGCCCAAGTTCCGTCACCTTTTAAATACTTAACATTGTCTGCTGCTGCCGGTGCAGGTACTGCACCTTTAGTTCCTGCAGCCGTACCGTTTGCACCTGTAAAGGTATTAATACCAATAGCCGGTGAAGTACCTCCACTTGAAGTTATTGGTAAAGTTCCTGATACTCCTGTTACTGTACCTGTGTTAGCAGTGAAAGGTAAGTCTTGTACTGCAGCATAATTAACAACATTCTTTGAATCTGAATAAATAATGTGTGCCTCTAAAGGAACAACTGTACCTACTAAATTGGTTGCTGATAAAATAATATTTTGTGCCGTAGCATAGTCAGGACTAATTGTTATTGCACCTGTTGTGGAAGATACACTAAGACCTTTACCTGCAGATATACTTGTTACACCACCTTGACCATCTAAAGCAATCCATCCTTTAGTAGTACCTGCGTAATATTTAAAAACTTGCAGTGTACTGTCATAAAAAAACTGACCTTCTCCTAAAGCAGTTGTTGGGTTACTTGTAAGATTTTGAGCAAGGACATTAGTCATTTCTAATCCTGTCAAATCTATCGCATCTAAAAATCTAATTGCCATAATTCTTTTTTTTTAATTTATTTAATTTAAATAAGCCTGTCCTGAGAAAGCCGCATTAAATGTTAAGTTTATTGTTTTATTATCTATATAATCTACTGTACAAATCACCTCTTGACCACCTGAATCAACTACAGATACTGATGGAAATTTTTCTAGTGGATGGTTTATAACCCAATTTAATGAAGGTGTTCCTTGTGTAAATACAAAAGTTTTATCCCCACCACTTGCACTAGGATTATATGTCAACAAAGATATGAAATAATCTTTAGTGTTTTGAAGGCTTCCGTTTGTAGCCAAAGGTGATAAACCTATATCCCAAAATCCCGGATTGTTCTGTCTTGCAACCGCACTGTCCCAAGTGTATATTCCATATTTACTTATGTCATCTGTATTTGAAATAAGTACTATGGAGTTTACAAGTGCACCTGTATAAAAATCAGAAATATCTGCAGGTGGTGCCTGACTAGCATACTTTAATGAATATGAACTAAGGACAAAACCTGATATTGAATCAAACGGAACAGTCTCTCCCTCATTCGGGTCAAATGATATACTGCCTAGTTTTCTGCTTTTTGCTCCTTGATTATAAGCTACCGCTTGAAATCTATACCTTAAAGTTTGAGAATCAACTGATGCAGTGGTGTTAATCCAATCTGCAACTGCCGATAAAGTAAAGTTCTTTGTAGCGTTCTTATTTGTGGCATCTGTTCCTATCCACTTATCTGCTCCAACTAATTCTGTATCTATCGGATATGTAGATATTCTAGCCATTTATATAAGTTTTTTTTATGTTACAAAGTTAATGAAAAAAAAGAAAGGATTATTTTTTTGTCTCTGAATAAGACTTCATCATTTTCTCTCCTGTTCTACCTATAACATAACCACCTATACCAATTTGTAATAAGTTCCAGAATTCATTTTCTAACTCAGGTATTTTCAAATCAAATAAAGGTGCAACAAACTTTACATAGATTACTATAAAACCAAAAGCTAACATTAATATTGGTCTCCAACTTCTTTGTAACCAATTACCTTTTGCTTCTGTAACTATGATTTCTGTTTGCATTTTTTGCAACTCTAATTCTTTCTGAATTAAAATTTGCTTAATAGCATTCTCTGCTATTATTTTCTCTTCTTTAGATGTAAAGAGTTTGTCAAGACCTCCCATTATGTCTTTGACTACACTACCTCCGAACCATTCAACTATTTTTTTCATATTCCATTTCGCTTATGTACCTATACTCTTCGGTAGCATCAAAACTTGGACAAGCTTTATTAGCAAAATCTCTATGACCGTGCACTACACTATCAGTATGTATGGCTTTTAAAGTTAGTAATAAGGACTCAAGACTGTCCACTTGCTCTTGAGTTCTAGTATCTTTTGGGGTCTTTCCATCAGATTCAACACCCCCTATATAACAAATTCCCAAACTGCTTCTATTGTACTGTTTACAATGAGCACCGGGAACATTATCTTCTCTACCTTTTTTAATTGTACCGTCTAGGTAAATGACGTAGTGGTATCCCACATCTCTCCATCCTCTTCCATTAACGTGCCAATCTTTTATTGTATCTATTGTGATGTGTTGACCTTCACGAGTTGCAGAGCAATGAACTATAAGTTTATCAATCTTCATTTTTCTTTTTAGACTCCTTGTTAAGCAAGTACCACCTTTGAGCCGTATATCCTACTGATAAGACTAACAAAGTAATCTTTAATATCATATCTATATGCGACATCGAAATCGCAAGGGTACTTATATTTAATAAGTACATTTTAATGTCACCCATCCAATTATTTATCATTACTAATGTAGTTATACATTATCGTTACGTCATCTCCCATTGTAGATGTTTGTGTCCAAAATGCTTTCATATTCTTATTGATATAGCTATTCCTAATGTCTGCATATTACCAAAGTGCTATAATTTCTTTTGCATCCGTACCTGTCGACCATATCTTTTTTACTTGAACGGGTACAAATCCTACAGGCATATTTGATAAAGTAACTTTACTTCCTCCAATTGTTGTAACAGTTAGGTTTCCTGAAACACCTACATATAATACACAACCATTGTTAGCATCAGATGCTCCACTATCTTGACCGGCAGGATAAATAATATACTCATCCCCAACCCCTAACATAATATCACTATTTAAAAGAAGAGTTGTGTCATCTGCTACTTGTAAAACTGTTGCAGCACTTCCTAGAGTTTTATTATATACTATATCTCCTGTGGCTACTTTTGTTTTTACAAAGCTAACTCCTCCTTGGTCAATTAGCTTATCAGTCGCTACTGCGGTAGTTGTACCTTCGACTGTATCTCCGGGAAATGGAACATTAGCATTGTTCGATGGAATTACTCCCACTGCAATATATCCTTGTAATTTTTGATAACTCATATCTATTATTTTTTATAAGGAAATTTGTCATTCAACATTCTTTTCCTTTTTCCACACCCACAGTCTTTATTTAATGCTTTTGCTCCTGCATCAACAATTTTTTTGATTCCGGTTGCAGTTGTTATTTTCTCTATTGTATCTCCTAAACCTTTTGATTTCATTTTGATTCTTTTTTACACATACATTGTGCGACAGGACATTCGTTTACGTCAATGATTAATTTTGAAATTAACCAATTCCATTTACAACAAAGCTTACACCAAACCTTTTGCATCCACATTCCTAACCTTACCAATAACTTACCCATCTTAAAAGTTATGTTTTACAACTTTAAGATTGTTGTTATGGTAACATCCTTGTGCAGAAGACTTGTTTCCTGAGTATGCTCTTTTACCTGAAGCTTTCTCCATCCCTTTAGATTCGTTTCTACGAGATTTTAGTGATTGAGACTTCTTTCCGTTTCTTGCTCCTAAAGACTCATCGAGTCTTGAATTATATCCTTGTTTCATTTTTAAATATTTTTATTCTACAAATATACTAATATTTTCCTTGTCTATTTTTTGGTGAGGATTTTGTAGAACCACCCTTACCTGCCCATAGTTTTTTACAACTCCAATACCTAGCGGTTAGTTTAGATTTTGCAGTTCCGCACTTATGTCTAGCCTTAAAAGACTTTCTTGCAGCAGAAGAATAATTATGACCATAACCCTTTGCACCGAAATGAATTAGCTTTTCTTTTCCGTTTTCACAAGCCTTAACCATTTTCTTTTTACCGGGTCGTGTGCTTGGTCTTACCGAGTTACACTTCATATTTTTTTTACTCACTGCCATTATTTCTTTTTACTTGCGGTTACTTTACTTTCTCCTTTTGTAACTATAACATCTGTATCGGTTACATCAACCTGCATTGGGTCATCTTCTTTGTCAGATAACTCTTTAATTAAACTTTTAATTATTTCTAACTCAGGTTTTTCTTCTTTTTCTTTTGCTCCAACTATATGTTGTAGAATACCTATAAGAGCCATAGCTGCAGTTGATACAAGACCTATAACTGCAGTAAGTGCACCACCTTCTAAAAACTGAGAACTTATAACACCTATTACAACTAATATAGTTATATAGTTAATAGCATTCTTACCTAAGTGTTTAGAAGCTATTTCTTTTGCAGTTGACTCTGCGTGTATTTTATCAATCTCAATTTTTGCTAGTATTTCCTCTTTTAATTTTTCTTTGTTCATTCCTTATTTCCTTAAGTTCTTTATATGATGCTATCCAATCATTAGGCAGTCTGTTTCTGTTGTATTGTTCAACAAACCATTTATGAGTTCGGTTTAGCATTCCTTTTTTTTCTAGTTCTCTTAGTTACATCTTTAAGAAGTCTTTCTTCCATACGAGCAACTTTTATTTTTAAATCAGTATTCTCTAAAATTAATTCATCAATCTTAGATTCTAAATCTTCGATTTTATTTTTTAACTCATCAATCACCTTTAAGGATAATTGGTCAAGCTTATCACCCTCTCTTTCATTTTGGTCCATCTTCTTTTTTATAATTGACCAAATCTCTTTTACACCGAAAGCAGACAGAAGTGCTATGAGTAAACTATTTTCCACTACTTTCTTCTTCTTCGTCTAAGAGCAGAAACTTTTTTTCCACCTGCACCTTGCTTACCTATCCTAGCTTTTTCAGCTTGTTTCTTTTTTAAAGTACCTCTTGACATTTCCGATTTTGTTACCGGTGTCTTTGAAGACACTCTTTTAGATGGTCTGCAGTATTCGCTTCTACCTCCCGTGCCACAAGGTTTACCTGTTCTAGTATCTACCCACTTTTCCTTTCCCCATCTTTTGAGGTTAGAACCGGCTTTAGATTTTTTTACTTTGCCTTTCTTCTTTCTACACTTTGCAGTAGCCTGTGCTGCTCTAGCCGACCACTTGCCGTAGCTTTTCATTACTTTTCTATAACACGCATCTTTTGGCATTACCTTCCTTGTCCTCTATATTTTTTCTTATACTTAACTTGACCTTTACTAGCATTCTTATTATGAGAATGAGATTTTCTTTTAGTCTTAGTATATGTAGATACGTTAGCTTTCCTAGCCATTACTTTTTATTTCCACATTTAACATATACACTATTTGCAATTTGCTTATTAGATGGTAATCCAAATTTTTCAGGCTTACCTTTCATAACTTTGTTTGCTGCCGTAAAGTATGGTTTTAAGTTTTTCATTATGCTCTATAGCTTCTACCTTTTTTCTTTCTTGCAATACGAGTTCTTGATTTACCGAGACCGGTTCCACCAAAAGCTAACTTGCTACCGCTTGAAGTTCTTCTTTCTCCATTTGGTTTCTTTTCCCATTTAACTACATCTTTCTTTTTAAATGTACTTAAATCAGTAGTAGCCTTTTTTAATTTCTCTGCTCTTTCCTTTGCTTTTTCAGCATTGGTCTTTTTATCTTCTTCAGTAGCTTTATCAATTTTTGCTTTAGCTTGGCAGTCTTTTAATTTCTGTCCTGTTAATCCTTCGCAACTCATATTGGAATATTTATTATTATCTTTGCTACAAAGATATTAAATTTAATTGAATGCCTGATTACTTGAAATATTGGAAGGTTGTTCGATATTACATCAAATCAAAATACGATTTAACAACTGCAGATTTAGATATGTTGATGTTTCTCAAGTCTGAGAAATACTTTAGTAAAGACGACTTCGATGAGTTTAATGAACTGCTTAGTTGGGATAAGAATCGTTTTGAAAGTTTAAGAGAGAGAGGTTGGATAGAAGTGTTTAGAAAAAGAAAAGGTAAGAAGAAAGCTATATACCAACTATCTTATAAAGCATCTAGAGTTATATCATCTATATATAAAAAATTAGAAGGAGAAGAAATATCTGAATCAAAATCAAACAATCCTCTCTTCCTAAAAAATATAGGATATATGGACACTGTATTTAGGAACTATATTAAAAAGCTTAACAAAGCTATAAGACAACAACGACATCTCTCTCAGAAATAACTGTATAAGTTTCTTCTTCAATTATTAAAGTATAACCGGCTCTTGAATCGTAAAATATAATTTTACCTGAATCAATAACACTTACATCTGTTCCGGGTGCTATTACTTCCCCCTTCTTATATCTAATGTTACTCGTGTCTTCCGCAGAAAGTAATAGACCTGATTCAGTCTTTACTTCTTCTTTAATCTCTTTTATTAAGATGTACTTACCTATTGGCTTCATTATATGATTTCTGTTTTTTAGTTAGGTACTTATCTTCTTTTAAGTCCTTTATATAGAATCCTTTCTTTTTTAACAATCTAATTGCTTTCTCAATTCTTTCTTGTTCTTGTCTATAGTGTTCAAATATTTGATTATAAATTGGCATTGTATTAGGTTTTAAATTAATTTTTATCCTCGTAAGTCCTAGCCATTGTTATAATAGCATTGGTAGAAAGAATAGTTACTGCTACAGACACTGCGTTCTGCAATGCCGACTTAGTTACTTTTAACGGGTCAATAACACCCAACTTATACATATCTCCCCACTTGCCTTCTTTTACATCGAACCCATTATTATATCCGATTTTGTTGCTTTCAACAGAAGCCTCATATTGACCTTCATATTTTATTCCTGCGTTCTCCCATATTTGTTTTAAAGGAGCACGAAGTGCTCTCGCTAAAATTTGTTTAGCTACAGTATCATCACCTATATTATAAGACTCTTGCATTAAAGCTGAACCACCACCCGGAAGTATACCTTCTTCTAAAGCTGAACGTACTGCACATACTGCATCATCAATCCTATCATAAAGTTCTTTTTGTTCTAGGTCAGTTTGACCTCCAACATAAATAACACCTACACCACCTGTGAGTGTTGCAATCCTTGATAGTATAAACTCTGCATTGTTTTTATCTGATTCTCTTTTGTGTGCTTCTTTTAATTCTTTAATTCTTTTATAGATTTCGCCATCTCCAATAACATCATCTTTAATGATGACGGTTGAGTCACGACCAACTATCACCTTAGCACAGTGACCCAAATCTTCTAACGTCATCAAGCTTAAATCATCACCGGTCTTTTCACTATAGTAAGTGGCACCAACACTTAAAGCAATGTCTTGCATTAGTTCGTGTTGTTTGTATCCAAATGATGGGGGTCCAATAGTACAAAGCTTTAATCCGTTCTTCATTACATTCGCAGCTAGAGTGTTTGTTACATTAGCTGAGGTTGGTGCAATAATTAATAATCTTTTGTTTTCTGAGATTACAGGTTTTAAAACATTCTCTATGTGTAGTAGGTTTTCAATAGGTGCATCACTAACTAGGATATAACAATCTTCTAGTATACACTCATCTTTCTTTTGGTTGTTTACAAACAAAGGTGATTCATAACCTCTTTCAACCTTTAGTCCGTTTGTAGATTCATAATATGTTTCTGATGTTTGAGACCTATCAATAGTAACCAATCCGTTTATACCTACCTTTTTATATACATCTGATATAATAGCACCCAACTCTTTATCGTTGTTTGCTGATATAGTAGCAACGTCTTTTAATTTTTTTTGTGTAACTTTTGTCGATTTCTTTTTTAAGTTATCGCATACAGTTTCTGTTAGAGAAACTAATTCTCTTAATACTGATGTTTTATTTTCAGTTATTAGTTCTGCTCCTGCTTTGACTAAAGCTTCTGTAAGAACAATTGCAGTTGTGGTTCCATCACCTGCTGAGGTTGCAGTTCTTTCTGCTGCCTCCTTCATCATCTTCACCGCAAGGTGTTCGGTTGGGTCTAATAGTGCAACGGACTTAGCTACAGTTACTCCGTCTTTAGTTACTGTTATTCCGTGTGTGTGTTGTGGGGATTCAATTAAAACTGTTTGACCGGCAGGTCCTAGCGTAGACTTTACTGCAGAAGATAATGTTTCAATTCCTTTGTATAGTTTTTTTCTACCCTCTTCATTGAACAATAAGTTCTTTGGAGTATATCCTATATTAGACATATTATATTAAATTAAAGTTTGGTCAAAGATAGTAAATATTTTTATCTTAGCCTTATTATTCTTTATGTTTAACTTTCGTCTAAATTACAATATTACAATAATTCTCTTTCTATATAGTAGTAGTAGTAGTATTGAGACTTTAATATACTCTATCTATGATAGAACTTTTTTTAACATTTCAACATAAAAAAAGATAAAGTATTAGTAATCAGTAAGTTAGAAAAAATAAAACAACATATAAAACAACATTGCTATGTTGATAATGCACCTATAGCTTAATTGGATAAAGCAACTGCCTTCTAAGCAGTAGAGTCTAGGTTCGAGTCCTAGTAGGTGTACAAAAAAAAAGAGACGGTAATCAGCCGTCTCCTTCCCATCAATCAATCAAATCAAAATCAACTACATTCTGTAGAAGCCTTTTCTACCCTCAGCTAATTCAATTCCGTCTGCCATCATATCAACCTTCTTGGCTCTTCTAAATGACTTTCTTAATTGTGCTGCTTGAGCAATTCCTGTGATTCCATCAGGTCTATCGTTTATAAGTCTACCGTCTTTGACTCGTAGACCCCCCATACTTTGAAATTTCATTTTCATATCTAATGCGTTTTGTACAAAGATACAAAAAATTTTATCAGTTATATAGAACCATCGGGTAATATATAGTGCACGGCTGCGGCACCCCTTTCGGAAACCGATATTTTTTTGGCAAACCGATTTCGTTTTTCTCGGTGCAGTCCGATTTTTTTAGCTTTTTGTTTGACTACCTGTCTACCTGTAGCTACAACAGGGAACGAGTCACTGCTCGTTCTCTGTTATACGTTTACCTTCCCTTAATCCGTAGCCATTTAGCTACGTTCTAAGCTACGTTTGTCTTCAAAGACACTTTTATAAACTAAAAAAGAAAACTTAATCTCTCAGAGAGTTAAGGTTATGTCTGTGCGAAGATTTTAGTACTTAAACAAAACTTAGTAATTGTACGAGAATTTGACCGCCAACAGAGAGAACAAAAACTTTCTTAAGAATTAGACAATAATTAAACAAAATTTAGTATATTTGTCATCAAAGGGGGAGTTAAAAACTAGAGAAAACGACCCTAAGTCGCTGAGAGTCAGCGAGTTAAGTAACTAAAAATCAAATAAAATGAGTGAATTACTAAGTATCGAGTCAGCATTTCTGAATAGTTCGGAAATTAAGACTGCTCTTAATCTCACTGAAGTGAGACGAGTGCAAAGGAGCATAAACAATGCACACAAATCTAAATTCAATCACACTACGAAGTTATCGAAGTTGATTGGGAATGCAGTTCGTTGGTTTGAATCTGAAGAGGGACAAGAGAAAATGCGTGAAGAGGGAATCGAATGGAGCAAAGCCGAATTCGGTCAGAAGACTTTCGGATATCAAAAATCTTTCTTCTACAAGCTAGTGAAAGTAGCTAACCTAGATGAAAGAATTCTAGATGCATTTAACCAAAAATGTGATGAGATTGGAACAGATGCAAATCGTTCAATTGCGGGTCTTCTTGAATTCTCAAGAAACATTGACCTTGATGCTATCGAAGTTAACGAAGATGCTACAGAAGAAGAAATTGCTCAAGCAGAGCAAGAAGTTATCGAGTCTACTGAAGTAGAGCAAGAGAGAACAAATTACTTGTTCGTTATGACTTACAAAAATCCTCAAGGAAATAACCTATCGGTTAGAATTGATGATAGCGGTAATGTTAGCGGTAATAACCTAGAAGAAATTGCAAATGCAATTCAATTCTTACAACAATCAATTAATCAATAATCAGTGTCTTCAAAGACACAAAAAACCACAGATAAAATGATAAACGAAATCACATACACAAATTCAAACGAATCTCAGAGAGGAAGAATGTCTCGTTACCATTCTTCTCCTCAGCCAAGAGAGATGCACAAAGGTGCTAAGAATACTGATATCGCAAATCTAAAGACTACCAAAAAACGTAATCTTTTAATAGATGAGAATGGAGACCACAAATCGAAGTTCACTATCGGTATTGAAGTTGAAAAGAACAGATTAAGTTCTAGAGCAGTGACTGAATATCCTTTGTTCAAAGGATTTGAAAGAGATAGTTCTTGCGGTTATGAAGCTATAACTAATATCTTACCATTGCTACCTAGCGGTAAATGGAGAAACAAAGTTTTCAATATGATGTTTGAAGCTAGAAAAATTATTGAAGACCAATACTCTCCAAGTGACTACAGATGTGGTGGTCACGTTACATTAGGTGTTGAGGGAATGAATGGTCAACAGATTATGAAAGCAATCAGAAAAAATTGCGGAATCTTACATTCTTTATTCTTTAAAAGACTTAAGAATGGATATTGTAAAAACAATCTAACAATGCTACCATACGATGAGGAAATGATGAATGGTGGCGGTAGATACCAATTCTGTCTAGATAAAGGTAATCTAATCGAGTTTAGAGTTGTATCTCGTTTCCAATCGGTAAAGCAGATGATGAGAAGATACGAGTTGTTCTATGAGTTACTTGACTTTTCAATTAACAATCCAAATGGAAACCACAATACATTCCTTAAGAAAATTACTCCAATCGTTAAGTCTATGTACAATGGCGATATGGACAAGGTAAACGAAAAACTTGAGTTGGCTAAGACATTTAGAAAAATGATATTGACCAACAAAGTAAGTAGACCAATCATTGACTATGTTGACCCAATGCGAAGACTTGATGCACAGAAGTGGTACGACAGAGAGTTACTCAGAAATGGGTACAGAGCAATCTAATCTAAAAGGGGTAGTGTCTTCAAAGACACTACTCCTCTGTCTGAGGATGAGTGTCCTCACTGATGAGTTCAAAAGAACGAAACAGAAACTTTAATTAATTTAAATACACACAAAATGAAAAATCAAATCAGAAATTATGCAGAAACAATTGTTTATGTATCAGTAACATTAGGAGTCTTCTCAATGGTAGGCAGACTATTAGTCCACATTATTTTTAACGATGCTAGAATGCTATTACAGAGCGTTAGCGGAGTAGTATCAATGCTAGTTGTATGTGCATTCTTATTGTTCTGTATGTATGCAACAAGTCTACTTATTATAGCTGACATAAAAGAGAGACACAATGCATAGTGAGAGACAACACTACTACAAAGTTAGATATGCAGGTAAGCTAATTAAAGTCTTACCTGCTCATTCTAAATGGGAGGCAATCGACAGAATTTACAATGAAAACATTGGAAGATACAAGTGGATTGTAAGAGAAAAATTTACTGCAGTTAAATCTAAAAATTAAAATTATGTATAAAGTAACATTACAATTCGATACACATAAGATAACTTATGGAACGAACAGAGGGCAGTGGGTCTTGACTAAAGAGTTCAATGACCTGAAACACTGCAACAATTTTATAGACTATATATGCCGAACCAAAGGTTATAGCTTAGATGAATTATGGTACGAATCAGGATACCCTTTTAAAGAGGGAGATGATTATTGGACAATCGAAAGCGGAACGAAGTTGGTGCGGTCTTGTTGGGATGACCAATCAGAAGAATTGTTTGACCCGAACAAAATATATTTCACTAGCGAAAAAAGAGCAGAGGAATATAAAGAGAGTATGAAAGATGTAACAATCATAAATCTAAGACAATGAAAAAATTAATATTTATATCAGCATTATCTGTGGTTGGATATGTGGGTAGTGATGTGTCTTCAAAGACACTAACTATCCAAGCAGAAGAAGTTCAAAAGACAGACTCTGTTCTAGTGGTACGGGAGGAAGTAATTCCTCCCAAGCCATTGGCGATAGACACATTGCTAGTCGCAATGATGTATGTAGAATCTAGACTAGACTCAACGGCATATGCAAAGAACGAAAATGCCGTAGGAGTTTTGCAGATAAGACCAATAATGGTTAGAGAAGTAAACAGAGTTCTAAAAAAGATGGACAAGGAAGAAAGATATACATTGGAAGACCGATGGAGTTTAGTGAAGTCAGTCGAGATGTTTAATATCATCCGAGACTATCACCACAAAGACTCAAGCTATGAAACCATAGCAAGATGTTGGAATGGTGGAAGGAGAGGTGATAGAAAAAAATCTACACTTGTGTATTGGGAACGAGTACAAATACAAATAAATAATATCAATCAAATTTTAAATAAATAGTTATGACAAACAAAGAACAAATAATCAAAGAGTTAAGAAGAAGAAAGCAGATAGCTAGAGACACTCAAGCTATAGGCAGAGAAAGATACCTAGCTACACTCATAGAGGGTGTGAAGAATGAATTCAAACCTGCGTATGACGATGAGGGAAAAAAGTTTAGCACCTGCTTTGACAGTATGGAACTAAGCGGAAACTTTTCAATGCAGTTGAGTTGGTGGAATAATTTTGCAGACTATGTGCAAGAACATAGAAACACTTGCTACAACAATGCTTGTGAATACGCAGATGAAAAAGAAATATAAGATTAGACTTGCGTATGTCTAAATTTTGTCTTATATTTGTCCAATCAATTATTAATCAGAGGTCTGTGTCTTCAAAGACACTCCTCACAAATCAAATTAAATATGTGCGTAATTATTATTAAGCAGAAAAACAATGTGATGACTGAAGAGATAGCCAAGACATCATCACGAATCAATCCTCACGGATTGGGAATCATTTGGCTAGATACTTTTGAAGTCGAGTATCACAAATCAAAAGACTATCGTAAGCTACTAACCAAGCGACCATTCATTGCACACTTTAGATATGCAACAAAAGGTAAAATCAACAAAGCCAACACGCATCCATTCATATGTGGTAACAACAAAGATGAATACCTAATGCACAATGGTACTATTAAAGGTATGGGTACAGATGAATGTTGTGATAGTAAAGAGTTAGCTTGTCACTTAGGTAGCATTAATCGTAGAGATTGGAAAAAAGAATTGGAGCAGTATGACTCACGATTTGTTTCAATCAATGTGCGTACTCGTTCATTTCAAATCTACAACAGAAATCTATATACTTATCGAGATGGCATTTGGTATTCCAAAGCCAATGTATTACAAGACAATCTTATCGCAGTGTATGGTACACTAAAGAAAGGTTTCGGTAACTACTATTCATACCTAACTAATGCAAAGCATTTAGGTAGAGGTAAGACTCAAGACAAGTATCCTTTGTTGGTTGAGGGGTTACCTTATATGGTAGACAAAAAAGGTGTGGGTCACAATGTAGTGGTTGATGTATTTAAAGTTAGCGATATGCAACTAAAGAACATTGACCAACTTGAAGGACATCCACGTTGGTACAAACGAAAGCTAATACCAATCAAGTTAAAGAATCGTACACTTAATTGTTGGTTGTACTTTAATCCAAAGGATGTAACAAACAAAGAGTATCACGAATCTTTTGAAAGAACTATTCAGCCAAGAAAATTATTTACGTTTGAAGATGTTCAGCCAAGTTATGATACCACTGAGTATCACGAGGCAATTGATATAGGTTGGGATGATAATGACTTTCCTACAGACCAAACACCTACCTGCGTAGATTGTTTCAATGACTTGGAACACGATGCATTCCACAACTATTACTGCTCATCTTGTGGTGGTTGGTTTAAAGAAGATGAGGTTTTAAAATTTAATCAAGAATAATAATCAATAAAAATAAAATCAAATGAAAGCAAAAATCATACACCGTAGTGTATACTACAAGACAACAGAAGTAGAAATAGAAATACCAAAAGACATAGATGAATTTGATATTCAAGACTATATAAATGACAATGAACATTTGTGGGTTGACAAGATTGACAAACAAATGTCAGAGGCAGAGTATGAATATGGATTTGGTATGGACTCTAAAGCAGATTGGACAGACAAAGACCAACCTTGTGAATGGAGATATGAAGTGAATGGATTTGGAGGACACCTATAGTATTAATCAATTAAATTAAATAGAAATGAAAAATGAAATTATAAAAAAGTTAAGATACTTAAGAGACAACACACCTTGTGATGAAGAATCTACAAATTGTGGTTGTGAAAAGTTTGATGAGATAATAGATTTAGTAGACCAATTAGATTTAAAAGAATCATCAAGCGAAGACTTGAGACAAGA